GCAACCATGTTAAGTGGTCTTAAATAAACATCATGAGTTTCATCACTTTCTAATTGAGCAGCTTTTCTTGCTTCTGCGATTGTGACCCAACCACCTGCAACACCCATGTTTACTCTCTTGAATGTATCATTTTTATCAGATGCAAGAGCTCTTACTTCGTTTAAGTCATAAGCGCAATAGTTTGTTACATCATTAGTGAAATCTTCAAGAAGAAGTTGATGAGTTAATTCATTTGCTACGGTCTTCCATAATGGAATAAGCTTTTGCTCAGTAAAGAACTCTCTTAATTCTTTTGTATTGTTATAAGTTGCTGCGTCTAGACCTGCTCCGAGTCCTGCAAGAATTGCTGGGACGCCTAGAACAGCCGATACTCGCTCTTCTGGAAGTCTTCTTAATTCTTTAAGGTCCATTTGGTCTGGTGAAAATGAAACGGTTTTAACATCCATAGCTCCTGTAAGAACCATTGGTGCCCCTCTATTAGCTCCACCAAATTTAGATTTATACATTTTAGCTATACCTTCAGCTTCTTCTCTTGATGGTCCACCAGCAGTGTCATCTTTTGGACTTAAGATAACGCCAGGTACGGCCATATTGTGAAGTAAGGCAGTTGCGTACTGTCCTGCTGCTTCATCACCAATTAACTCACGAAGAACTGATTTGAGTGGGGCAAATCCTCTTCTGTGATTATTTGGGTCTATTCCTTGTCGTATGTGAACTAAATCTTCTTTTTTAATAACTACGAACTCACCCATTGTTTTAGATGTTCCGTAATACTCATAGTGTGTAATTAGAGTATCTTCGTTTCCTCTTGGTGTTACACGGTCTGGCATCATAGGTATAAGTTGTATAACTCTTCCAGATGAGTTTCTTACCTTTAAAAGATAAGCGTCACCGCTAGCATTTATAGCTGTAACAATGTAATGAGAAAGTAAAGAGCCAGAAGTAAAAGGATTAGGCCTTTGTAGTAATTGTTCTACTGGATGAGCTACAACTTCATTTGGTCCATCGCTATCTTTTTTATAAACTTTAAGTTGAGGTTCTGCATAAGAGGTTGCTAAAACATTAAGACATGCAACAACAGCAGAGTTACCTGTGCCTTCTCCTATATCCTCAAGTAGTTTTTGAGGAATAGAACCAGATGTTGTATTGTATCCGAATACAGCAGAGTCGAGAGCAGAGTTAGTACTTTGATTGTACGCAAAACCTTTAACTTGTCTCTCTGGTGGAGCTTGTAGATAATCTACTGCTCTTCTATAAAAACTTTTCTCTTCAGCCATTAATAAGCTTCCCATTTCCTTTGTTGTCGTTCTTGTACTACTGCATAGGATAAACAGTCGACTATATCGTCATGAGCACCAACTGGGAACGTAAGTAATTCACGTTCTACGTCAGCTACCCAAGAGTACTCTTCATTCTTAGGAAGATAAACTAATCCTGCTTCCATCTTAGCAGATAAAGGAAGGGCTCTTTGTCTCTTGTCTCTATCAGCTCTTAATTCTAAAACTGGTAATCCCTCTCTTCTCGCAAACTGTACTAAGGCTAATTGGAAACCTGCACGCTCAATTCCTACCCATTCAAGGTTATGTTTGATAAGTTGACGTTTTATTGCTGGAATAATATCTGGAGCTTCCATTCTCTCTATGTGCATATCTAGAACAAAAAGCTTTTTAGTTGGTTGATGAAGTCCAAAACTTCCTATAACTGTGTAGTCAGCAGATTCTTTGGTAGAAGTTGCCAAGTCAACAGTGCCAAATTTGACTAAATCGTTTAAATCATACTTTTCACCATCAACATGTACTTGGCCAACACCTTCGTGATAATATCTAAACCAATCTTGTTTGAACATCTGAGAACCTTCAGATATGAATTGTGCCATATATTCTTGAGCAAACACTAAAGAGCCTATTTCATCTTTAGCTGATAAAACTTCTGATTCTTCAACAAGAGGGTTTGAAGTTGAAGGAAATTGAAAACGTTCCCAGTCTCCACCTTGACTTGCTCTTTCGAATAATCTATAAAACCAGTTGTCCATTCCTTTTGGAGTACTAATAAATAAAGCAGAACCTTTTCTTTCAGTAAGAGTAGGCCTAAGTACTTCAGTCCATGTCTCTTCTTTAACGAAAGCGGCCTCGTCCATAACAAGGAAGTCAAGACCTTCACCACGAAGTCGTTGTGGATTGTCAGCAGAACGAACACCAATAAAACCACCATTGCCAAAATCTACCTGCATATCACCAACTTTGATGTTTACACCCATTTCTTTTGGGAATGATGCTGCCGCTGCTTGAATATCTCTCCAGCCAACTCTTGAAATTGCGAACGTAGGTGCTACCCACCACGCTCTACCACCTTGGAGAGCTACTTCCATGCACATTTGCACGCCTAATCTAGATTTACCGAACCTTCTCCCAGCGCAAAGAATTTTCCACCTAGCGGGGCTCTCATGGACTTGTTTTTGGGCATCATGCAAAGGAGGAAATTTTATATCAAATACCTTTTTCTTCGCCTCACCAACTGGTTCTAATATATCTTTTGGCATCTATATTAGTTTAACAACAAAAAGAAGAGGATTATTCCTCTTCTTGTTCTTTTAATATAGAACCAATATCAATGAGCAAAGCTTTTTCGGAGTCTGAAAATTCACCTTTTACGGCTTTGTCCCATAATTCGCCAGAAAGCGAATTTTTACTACGATATAATGCTTTAGCTTTTAGAAATCTACGTCTAAGTAATTTTCTATACTTTCCTACAAAAAAACCTTTATACACATTGGAAAGAAAAAATAAGTTACGAAATACAGTTTTCCATAGTATTGGAGAAGATGAATCGTTTATGTCTTCACGGCACCAGTTTATTCTATTTTTAACATTTTTCACAAAATTTAGACGTGCGAATTTAAACCCGTCGAATACGAAGTGCATTAAAAACATATTGAGATGCGATAACCATGTGTACTGGTCCCAACCAATGTGTCCATACCAAAATCCCTTTTCGGAACCATTATGAGCATGACCATGATATTTAGTCAAAGCTTTTTCGTTGTTGAGCCAATACGCAAACTGATGTGAGTGCTTGTGACATAAGCGAAAGAATAATTCTTCACCATCATAATTGTCTACAAAGTCACCATAACCACCGTTGTACATAATATCTAATGCACCTTGATTGTTCGATTCCAGTGGTAAACCACATTTCGCACATTCTGTATATAGCTCTTTATTTTTTTCTAACATTTTTTACTTTCTATTGATTCATTCCTTATAGAAACAGCCCAGCATGTCTGCTGGGCCGAATCTAATCTCAAACAATTAAACGCACTTCGGTGGCTTACAAGGGTCGAGACCTAAGTCTTTTTTATCAATTGCTCCCTATGCAACGCTACAATTTTAAACGGCCACCCCCCTAACATTTTTTTTAGACAAACGACTTATCGACAACGCAAAGTCAGTACAATACTTACTTTCCACCCCGATGACACATCGAAAGGTATCTTATGCTGTTTTGTCGATAGCCAGCGATTTTGCCCTTATTTTTAGGATTTTTAATTAGTACTTGCTTGACCTTTTTGGGCTACCCACCCTAAGTATTCAAGCTTTCCGTTTTATGGCTTACACTTTAAGACCGTCGATTAGCTTTATTTAATTGTTTTTGTTCTTATATATATAATCCTATGGAAAATGTAACTGCGTGTCAAGCTTATTTCAAAAAAAAATACAGCTCTGCCATAAGACAAAGCTGTTGATGGGAGGGCAGTCAGCTCGAAGTGTTTCCACTTCACGGGAAGCCGACATACCCATTATAACATTCTTAAAAGTCCAATTTAAAGAACGTCAGTTCCAATACTCTTAGTCCTAGAAAGTTCACTTATAGCCATGCATTGCTCAATGAATGTTGAATTTTCATTTAGTCCATAGCTTTTAAGTACTTCTTTAATGTTCCCGTCTGGGAATAACTCACCATACTGATAGGTTTCAAACTTCCTGTCTTTACCAGTTTTGTTTGTACCTTCAATGATAATGGAGTCATCATTTCCCATGTAACTTGCAACCATAACAAACCATTCACCTTTAGTTTTTGGTTCGGGCTTCTGTTTTTTCTGAAAATCATTTGGATAAGATTTAGTAGATTTGTCACACTCCATAACACAGAGCAATCTAAAATCATGTGTACCGTATTTATTCAGTTGCCAGTAAGGGTCTCCGAATACGCATTGACCTACTGTTTTATCTTTGCAAGCAGATTCAACTTTTCCAACGTCATCCATTCTGATTCTTTTCTGACCATTTTGCATCAACGTGTTAAACAGATGAGAAAGATTAGGACCACCGTAATCTCTTGGTGTCTTCCTTACTTCATTAAAAGCATAATTAATATCTTGTCTAGTAAAGACAGAAAAGTTTTTATACCAAGTCTTCCATAGCTCTTCACTCATAGTCTCTTCTGTTTTAGGATATTCAGTTAGCCACTGAGTCCTAAAGTCAACCATCCACCATTCACGACTAATACCTACATCGTCAACATTTTTGGGTATAGAAGTTGCTCTGTCAGCTAAGGCATCTTTCTTTTGTTGTTCAAAAGGCATTAGATTGTTTTCTTGTACTCTATCTATCTTGTCCATTGTAAAGTCACTTTCTCCAATTCTTTATTTGTAATCTTACCAGTCATAATATCTTCGTCCATAGTCCAAGTTCTAGATAATCTAAAGACGCCAATTAGACTAGGTAGGTTTCTAGTTTTGTGTTCTTTTATCTGCATCGTTCTCCAATCTATCTTGTATTAAGTCTTTGATAAAACTATCCATTTGTTTTGATAGTCTATCAAGTTCATTGCGAAGGTCATAGACCTTTTTTAAATCAATCATTACTCCTCTTCCATTTGTTTTTTCAAGTTTTCCATCTCTTGTGCAATTTCTGCATCAGAGTAATTTAAGAAATTATCGTCATCTTCATTTTCTTTGGCTTCCCTTACTTGCTCAACAAAATCCTCCCAGTAATTATCAGTTTCATCCATAGGATGACCCATTCTCATCCAGTATCTGAATAAACTATAATTTTTATCTGATTGAGATGAATACATAAATTTATAAAACTCACTTAAGTCTTTAAAGTAATCAGACTCTGACAAGGATTGTATAAAACCTTGCATAAGATTACTTATGTATAAATCTTTTCTATTAGGCTTAGGAAGAGCGCTTAACTTAGGTAAGTTTTTGCCATCCCATTCTTGAATCTGACTTACAAATTCAATAAGAACTCCCCATTGAGTTGGGTGCCAAGGGCCGCTTATATTCTCTAAAAAATATAAAAGAGCCTTAGTGTTCTCTTCAGTCCAATTAAGATTTTCTTCTTGTGCCATCATTCATCTCCTTTGCCCATTTTGGTGCGCTATTTAAATCCGCATCTATAACTTGTAGTTTGGGACTTGATTCCCATTCTTTGTAGGTAAAAGTATCTCTAGCTAATTGTGGGTCCATACCTTTTCTAGATGCTACAGCATCAAGTCCTCTTAGCTTGGGTACAAAGTTATGTCCAACTAGAGCAAGAAGATTATCTACATCTTCGTCGTCTAGTTTTTTATCAGTAACCCACTCAAGAAGTCTTCTTACATCAACAGATAAGGTTTTGTAACTTTTACTATAGTTATAAACTTTATTACCGAGCTTCAAAGCACCACTCTCTTCAACATTGTTTGCAATTTTTACATCTATAAATTTGTTTATGTTGCTAGAACTATCTTTAGCTTCAATAGAGATTCCCCTTGCAATTACTAATTCGTTAGGCTCGTCTAAAGATTGTAACTCTGTATTACTTAAATCTTCATCTCCTGCTTTAGCTATTTCCCAAATTAAATCTCTCATGATTCATCCTTTAATTTTAAAAGCTCCAAAGACAAAGCCGTTACTAAAGTATCCATTTGAGTTTCACTGAGACTATGGTCTCTAATCAATCTCAAACATTCTTTTACTATATGATTTATAACACCACTCATTCTTCTTCTCCCATTCTTGATATAAAAGAAAATTTTGCATTAAATTTAGGATGCAATATTTTTAAATCTTTTTCTACCGTACTTTTTGCTTGGTCATAACTTGTTGCAAGAACAGTCACATATCCGTCAAAACCAACTTGATACTTATTTACTTTCATTATCTTCTCCTAACGCATAAACAGCTACTAAATCTAAGCTACCAAAAAAAGCAGTAAGGCCTGCTGTAATGTAAGCTTCTTCATAAAGAGCTGTACCTAATTCAATAAAATGTGCTCCTGCTCCTAAAGCAAGACTATATCTTATATACTTTCTTATTTTTTTTCTCACTAGAATCCTCCTACTAGTTTTACTGCTATTGCGAATACAATAAAATAAAAATAACCTTTAGCCATTAGTAACCTTTCTCTTTCAACATTGCTTGATATTCGGGATTGCATTTTGCACAAGTATCTATATCCCACATTTCTTCTTCTGTTTGATACTCTTCCATAAACCTAGTGTCACACATTGCACACTCAAACCAAGCCCACTTCTTAGACTTAGTTTCGTAGTGTTTAAATACTGTTGGATAGTTAGGCATATGTCTCCTTCTTAGGATTTTTTTGTTTAAAGGTATAACGATATGGTAAATCTACACCAATACCAACTCCATAAGGCCTATCGTACTTGTAGTGAAAGAAATAGAATATATTATGCTTTAACTTCCAAGCTCTCCAGACTTTATTAGAGTAAGTAATTGATTGACCTCTAACACCAATATTTAACAACTTTCCAGTTCTAAACATAAGTTCTTGTACCCATTGAAATCTAAAATGGTAAGCAGCTTTATCTTCTTCAAATAAAACACCATAAGGAAAAGTTCCCTGCATTGTGTTCTTATCAAATTTAGATAGGTGCCAACCACCATCTAATAACGAAGCTATTAAAAACCATAAAGACTTCATTAAAACTCTGAGCCTGGTATCAATACTTGCTTCTTACTTAAGCCTCTGTATTGTCTTTTCTTTTTAGATTGAGCGGCTCTGCGCTCTGCTCTGTTTGGCATTTTGACCTCCAATGTCATATACTTTTAGATTAATTAATATCTATAGTAAGGTAAAACTACTTGCATGTCAAGTTTCATAAGAAAAAGAAATATTTGCTCTAAATTTGTTTTCTGTCATACCTTTACCATATAATGAAATTGTTGCTAATGGTGGAGATGCAGCATAACAAACTACATAACCTTGTAGTTACAACATTAGGAGCAGAAATGCCAAAAAAAAATAAGAAGAGAGATATAGAACAAGAAATTGTTTTGAAGTTAACAAAGGACCTTGCTGATTTAATTCAGCAAAGAAATGTCTTTAAAGAACATTGTGAACTTCTCCCTAATAGAGCTAATGAGATTCTTGTTAGTACAGAACATTCAGACTTGTACGAATCAAGACAAGATATTGAAGAGCTTTATATGCACTTTGGAATTATGGAACAAGAATTCAAAGTAGCTTTGAGTGAGCTTGAATCAGAAATCATGAACATTGAAAATCAATTAGTAAATGCTGTTGGTCGTTTCAAAAATGATGAAAGAGAACTTCTACAAAAAGTTAGAGAAAGTTATGTTCATAACGAAGAAGCACCGTTCTAATTTAAGATAAGCAAAAGGGGGCCATTACAAAACGCCCCCTTAATGCTCCGTACGCTTAATCTATTATAACTCTCTAAATGCGTTACTTGCAGCTATTTCATCAAAGTGTCTATTAAATTCATACATACTTTCTTCCTCTTCTTCTGCAAGAATAGAAACTATTCTGTTTACTTTAAAACGAATATGCTCGTCTTGACTATATGTCACTTCTTTAAGTAGGTATATCCAAGCTTTTACAAACTTGTCCCACTCTTTTTTAGATTTTCTCATGTCCCCTCCTTTCATCGTTACTTGCAGTATAAACCTCTTATGGAAATTTACTTCTTGAAGTATAACTTCTTGATGGTGACAACTGGCTAAATTCTTCCATACTCAAGAAAAAAAATTTTTATTCTACTTATAAACTGAGCCTGTGTATATTTAATATTGTAATTAAGACAGTGTTCACACTGAGTCACAAGTTGCTTCTGAGAAGCTGCCGAAGTAGAACCTAGGATAACTT